TATTCTTATTGTCGGTACCTAATTGAGTAAGTGTGAGGTCAGTTCTGAACTCGAAAGGTAGTAAGAAACCACCATTGTCCCCCCTAAACTCGTCAGGAGCCACACCAGTTCTAAAGAAGGTTTGAACACCTTTAAGTATACTCATTCTTTCTTCAGTTTCTTCTGGTACTTCAACTGATTCTGATCTTTCAGCTTCTTTTTGAGCAAGAAGTTCTGATCTTTCAGCTAAAATAATATCAGCCTCAACCTTTGGTAATTTTACACCAATTTCTTGAGCTTCTGATCTCAATTCATCAGACAATTCATCATTTTGCATGATTTCATTATATCTAAGAACTAAGTCAGTTCTTTTTTGTTTTAAATCATTTAGTTTCATAATTTTGTTTTATTTTTAGTTTAATTTTAAGAACTTAACGCTCTTTTTTTGTATTTCTTGGGTTTCGTCTTCAGTCTCTCTTTCCTCAGTATCACAATCTGGAGATTCATCTGTATTTTCATCATCTCGAGCACTAACTTGTGTTTCAGTATATGCTGGAAACGTAACAGCTGAAACATCTCTCAATCTTTCAACATTAGTAACAGTCACTAAATCATAACTTTCCCCATCCATACGTTCTTGACGATAACCGTCCTTAGAAGGCATGAATGCAAATGAGTTCTGAAAAATGTCACCTCTTTTAATAAGCTCGTAAACATCGTTTGCGTAGCTTGTATTTGGTAGTGTTGCTCTAAAAAACAACCCAGTTTCGTCGGATCGAAGATCTAATGTAGAATTTGTGGTTCTACCCATAACAAGACTATTATCATGGTTAAAATTAAGCACTACATCTAGATTATCACTCCTTAAGACGTTATCAAACGCACCTGGTTCAATAACCTCGTAAAATGAATTGTATAGCAATTTAGAACGAACGTTGTATAAAGCAGCATACCCTTCTAGTATCTTTTCACCATCTTCTTCTACTGCTCTAAATTGGAGGTCTTTGCTATTATAGACTCTCTCCTGTATTTTATTATATTTCATAACTTTAATTTATTTTATTTAAGCTATACTTGCGTCTTGAGTTTCTTCTTGATCTATTGGTTCATCTTCTCTAACATCTCTATCTTCTAGTGCTGTTGTTTGTGAACTCATATAGTGTTTATCACCACCATCGAATGTAGGTAACCCTTCTAATAAAGCGATTTGGTTTGGTGTCATAACACCTAAATCTTGCATTGTTTTGTAATAAGCACTTCTAGTAGCAATATCTGTTTCAATAAGTGCTTGTGTTACAAATTCAATAGATTTACCATTTTTTCTTTCATCAGTAGTGAGTAATTTCATTTCTAATTCTTGTCTATACATTCTAGCAATTGCGCTTATTGTATTAACTTTAAAGTTTAACTGGCTCTGTTCTACGTTATTATATTTACTATATTCATAAACACCAACCATTTCTGGTGGTACACCATAGAAAGCTGCAATTTGGGTTGTATCGAATTTAGAACTTTCTATAAACTTAGCGTCGACAGGATCTAATGTTAGTTCTTGTATTTCTGTAAACGGTGGTAATTTAATTATTTCCCCTGCATTTGCTGGACCTACATTCTGAGTTTTGAATTGTATCATTGCTTCAGCAAACTGCTTCTGGAATTGTGCATCAGGTATAAGTGATTTTAATACCTTAGGTGAGAATGCATTGTTTTCGTAAAAACTATCTACTGTGTTTTTAGCTTTCCATAATGTAGATAGATTTAATCTTTGTGATTCGATTGGGTTTATACCCCATATTGAGTTTTTTGTAATCATACGGAAATGAAGAATATTATCAGCATTTACTGTTTCTTCTACCGTTTCCCCTTTAGAATTTTTCTTATAAACTATGTAAAATAATTTACCTCTTACTATTTTATAACCACTTACCATATTGGTTGGTATAAATTCTAGAGATTTTACTTGACCTGTAAAGGTATCTCTCGTAATTCTAGCAAATGAGTTACCTTTTAGGTTACGTTGATATTCTAAAGCTCCAAAAAATACATTTGATGATATCATACCATTTGGTGAATAGTGGAGCATATCATACCTATAGTCTTCTTTATCTATTTGATTACCATCGCTAGTAGCTTGGTAAACATTAATTGGTAACCTAGAAATAGTATCCCCTAATACTTTAATACAAGTTACACAAGTTGCAACTTTCTCTGTATCTGAGTTTTGGAATTTATTTTTCGGTTGACCATAAATAAGCGGTTGAATGATTTGGTCATTGAAAGCTTCATCAGTACCTGAATAGACATTCATACCACTAGGTAATAAGAAAGAGACCATACGTTCTCTCATTTTTTCAAACATATGTCGTCGTTTATTTTATTATACACTATTTAAATATATATGCTAATTTTCCCACACGGAACTCGTTAGGAAAATACTAGTATTTTCTTCCATCCAACCACCCATTGCCATAGCTAAAGCAACTGCACCATCAATAGAGTCTAGAGATTTATTTTTCATCAGTTTTATATTAGCATTAGAATCTCTATATGGTACTGCATTATTTAAGTTCCATTTAAGTACTGGTGAATTCATAAAAAAATTACCATCAAATATAGTCTTTTCTAAAGCTTTTAAAGGTTCGTTAAAATATTGGCTTTTTTGCATAAAAGGTTTTGTAACTATTTCTAACTCCCATAATTTATTTATTATTGCAGCACTATTATGGGGGTCAAATCTACACATATCTATTGTAAAATGTTCTTTTAACCATTTAAACTTTTCAACTACTAAGTCATAATCGATTGTGGGTGTATCACACAACTCAACATAACCATCTTTTATCCATTGTTTTAAATTAACCCCACCACTTCTTAAAAACTTTTCAGAATTATTAGCCATGAAGTAAAAGGGTATAGCATAAAAATCGTTGTTTTTCTCAATTAAACCAACTAGAGCTGTTAAATCTCTAGTAGCACTTAAGTCTAAACCAATAAACATACGCTCACCATAAAGATCTTCTATTTTAAAGTCTTTTGTACATTTAGTAAGAACCTCATTTGGTATCCACGCTTCTTCTTGATCTACGAAGACATTTAAGTGTTTAGTTAAGAAGTTGTTAAGTTGTGTTATAGAATATCTAGATTGGTTATATTCTGCAATTAAATCTTCCATATGGTTTATGTGACTTAAAGCAGGGTTTGATTTACACCAATTACTTTGGTCACTAGGGTCATCTTTTTCATCTAAGGTATAAAGCATAATAAACAAACTATCATCATCAATATCTTTATTTAAAATATTCTGACAATATAGCATGTGGTTGTAACAAAAAGATGTGAGTGAAAAACCTGCTGTAGTTATGAGAAAAATCATTGGATTTTCTCTAGCTAAAATAGAAGACTTTATTACGTTAAAAAGTTTATCATCTGGATAAGCATGAACTTCATCTAAAATTGCACCGTTTGCACTATAACCATCTAATCTATGGGCATTACTAGCTAGTACTTTAGAAAACCCACCTTTAGTTCTATCTTTGAAAATAATTTTATATCTCTGTGCTTCAAGTCTTTTTCGTAAAGCTGGACTATGATTGATAATACCGGTTGCATAATCCAAACATATACTAGCTTGTTCTCTAGTTGAAGCTAATAGTAAAGATTGGGGATCTTCAACACCATCAGCAATAAGAAAATAAATCTGTAGAGCAGCACTAAAAACCGATTTACCGTTTTTTCTAGCCATGAAAAGAAAAGCATATCTAAACCTTCTCTTATTTGTATCTTTCCAATAGAAACCAAATAAAGCTGCAATTATAAAACATTGGAAAGGTAATAATTTAAATTGCTGGTATTTATTATCAATATTGATTTTAACAAAATAGAAGAATTTATAAACTTTTTCAACCATTTCTGTTCTATAATCTAAATCATCCCTTTTCTTTATATCATCAATATACCTAACAACTGATTTTTTTATCCACTTATTGGTTTTAATAGAGTCGTCCATAACCCCATGTATATACAACTCACAATCATCCCAACATTGTTCTAGATATTCTTCTAATTGCATTTTCCAAAATGTAAGGCATGTCTTGAATAATAAGCCATTTTCTCTATCATTTTCAAATTATGAATTCTTTGTTTGGTCCATCTTTTTAAGAACCAAAATGAATCATTTTTCTGCA